GTGCCCTACGCGCCTTACGTGGAGGTGGGCAGAGCCGGACGGGAGGGTACGCATTTTCTCCGAAACGCCCTGGAGCAGCATGGGGAGGAGTACGCGGGCATCATCGTGCGCGCTATGAAAGGAGGTGATACAGTATGACTTTATGGAAAAGGAGGTGGTCCCCAAAAAAGGCGACGGCTTCGGTGGAGGCAGTAGCGGAGAAACGGGAGTCGTCCGATGGCACCGCAGAGGAAGAGGTGCCGGCACAAGCGGACTGGAAGGCCCTATACGAGGAGGCAAGGCGGGAGAACGAATCCCTGCGGGAGGAAAGTGCTCGGCGGGAGCTGCGACGCCAAAAGGAAAAGGCCTACGAGGGACTCTTAGCTCGATGCGGGATCCCTCAGAGCAAGCGGGAGGCGGTTTTGCGGCTGTGCGACGTGGAGTCCGTTGAACTGGACGAAAATGGCGCCATTCGGGAAGAACAGAGCCTCAAGGAAGCAATCTGCGCCGAATGGAGTGCGATCATTCCCGAGGAGAAGGGCCCTTACAAGGGCACGTATCCTTTGGTACAGATCCGGGCGGCAGCGCCCTTGACCAAGGGACGGATCATGGCTATTCGGGATCGCGATGCCCGACGGGCGGCCATCATGGAAAACATGGAGCTGTTCCGATGAAGGGTAAGCAAAGTTAAACGTAAGAACTAAAACATTTTTTACAAAAGAAAGGAAAGAAATTATGGCAGAAACTAACACCATCGTAACCACCGATCTCGCACGCGTACGCGAGGTAGAATTCGTGGAGATCTTCTCCGAAAACATCGAAAAGCTCATGCAGGCCCTGGGCGTGGCGCGCCGTATTCCCAAGCAGGCAGGCTCCCAGCTGAAGGCCTATACCGCAGAGGGTACTCTTCAGGACGGTAACGTGGCAGAAGGGGCCCTGATCCCTCTGTCCAAGTACACCACCAAGCCCGTGACCTACGGCAACATTACCCTGAAGAAGTGGCGTAAGTCCACCACCGCCGAAGCCATCATTGAACGTGGCTACGACCAGGCGGTAGAGGCCATGACCGACCGTATGCTCCGCGACGTACAGCGTGAGATCCGTCTGGCCTTCTTTGATCTCCTTGCAGACGGCACCGGCAAGGCCAGCGGCACCACTCTCCAGAGCGCTCTGGCTCAGGCTTGGGGTCAGCTGCAGGTGAAGTTTGAAGACGACGACATCGACGCCGTCTACTTCGTGAACCCCCTGGACGTGGCAGATTATCTCAGCGAAAGCGCTGTATCCATGCAGTCCGCCTTCGGCATGACCTATATCGAAAACTTCCTGGGTCTGGGCACTCTCATTATGAACAGCTCCGTTCCCCAGGGCACCGTTTACGCTACCGCGAAGGAAAACATCGTGCTTTACTACATCCCCGTCAACAGCGCGGATCTGGGCGAGGTATTCCAGTTTGCGGCTGACGAAAGCGGTCTCATCGGTATCCACGAGGAGCCCGACTACACCAATATGACCGCTTCCTCCACCGTGATCAACGGTATGAGCCTGTTTGCGGAGCGTCTGGACGGCGTCATCGTTTCCACCTTTACCCAGGCCTAAAAACGGAGGCGGACGGATATGAGTGAAATGACGGAAAGAGTCAGCAGCGCCGTGATCACGGAGATCTGCGCGGAGATCAAAAACTATTTCGTTCGCAACGCATCCCACAAAATCGTCGGTACCTTCCATCTTTCACAGGGCGTTTTAACGCTCTGTGAGGATGCGGAGAGCATGAAACAGGAGGCATTTGCCGACCTCATGGAGGAAGGGGCAGAAAAGGGGGCGTACCTGCGTCTCATCGGCTCAAGGTATTCCGATGGGGTGGTATCCCTGCCCGTGGATGGACCGGAGGAAACCTTTACGGGAGAGGTGTGGCTCATGAGCCCTCCGCCGGATTTTCTCGCGTTGGCGAAGGAGATCGACGCATGGACGGAGAAATACGGCGAAAGCGTATCCGTGCCCTATGCATCCGAGTCCTTTGAGGGGTATAGCTATACCCTGCGGGGCACCTCTCGCTGGAGAGACAACGACTCCACCACGGCTACGGATTTCGGATGGCAATGCGCCTTCCGCAGACGACTGAACAAGTATAGGAGGATCCTCGTATGAGACTGTATGAATGGGAGACCCTTCGTTGCGTGCCTCTGATCAGGGATGAGCAGGCCGACGGCGAGGGAGGACAGCGGACGGAGTATACCGAGGGGGATGCCTTTTACGCCTCCATCCATCCGGCTCGTCGTGCTTTGGCAGAGAGGGCCAAGCAGGAGGAGAGCCTGGTGACCTATAGAGTGACGATCTCGGGGCAAACGCCTCTCTTTTGGCCGGGGGACTGCTTCCTCGCCGAGGACGGTCGCCGCTTCCGGGTGGTTAGTGAAGGGCGAAAAAGCCCGGCACGCTCCGGCTTTGCTTTTACTCAATTTGAGGCGGAGGCCTGGCAGAAGGAGGGTGCGGCATGACCAAGGGAGAAGCGATACAGACCTTTTTCAGCTCCTTCGGATTGCCGGCCTACGAAGAGACCTCCGTGCCCCGGGGAGCCTGCCTTCCTTATATTACCTATGAAGGAACTGTGGAGGGCTGGGGTGAAAGCGTACCCTTGTCCGCTTCTCTGTGGTATGAGGCGGATGCATCCGTAGCGGACGTAAACGCCAAATGCGGAGAGATCGGTGGGGCCATCGGTCAAAGCGGCCTTTTGCTGGACTGTGACGGGGGCAAAATATGGCTCAGCCGCGGCACGCCCTTTGCTTTTTCCGTGGGGGCGGAGGGAGCCCGACGGAAGGCTCTGAATTTGCGGGCCACCTATCTGACCCGGGGCTGAGGGTGAGAAACGGAAAGACGATTCAATGGATCTTAAATAAAGGAGAAGAACATGCTGAAATTTACGAAAATTCCTCAGGATACCTTTGCGTCCATGCAGCTGGATGCGGGCGTCCTTCTTTCGTCCTTTGATCCCGCGGCGGCAACGGAGCCTGCGGATGAGGACATTCTCTGCGCTACCACCGGCGGTGTGCAGATCCGTTGCGTGCCGAAATACGTGGATATGGGCGCCAACGTGGACAACTGCCCCGAGGGCACCAAGGAGCTTTTGAAGCTGGCCGGCTGGGAGTGCTCCATGGGCTTTACCTCCCTGGGCATGACGGCGGCAGATCTTCGCCTGGCTCTGGGGGCCGCGGACGTGGAAAACGGCTCCGTAAAGCCCAGACGGGATCTGGCTGACGGCGATTTTAAAGACGTTTGGTGGGTGGGCGACACGGCCGGCGGTGGACTGGTGGCCGTTTGCCTGAAAAACGCCCTTTCCGACGGCGGTCTTGAAATGCAGACGGCTAAGAACGGCAAGGGCCAGCTGACCGTATCCCTGAAGGGGTACGCTTCGGCTGCCGAGCCCGGCGAAGTGCCCATGGAATTTTACGCGGCTTAAAATCGGGGAGAGAGGGTATCTATGAATACGAACGAAAAGAACTTTGACGCCTTCGACGATTTTTTTGCCTTTATCGCGGAGGCGGGGGAGGCCCTGCTGGCCATTTTGGAGGATCCGTGGCTGCGGGAGGAAAAGGGGGATAAAAAAAGCTTTCTGGCCTTTCTCCTGCGGCAGAAGGAAAACATGCTGACCGTAGTCGCTTCGGCTAAGGGCGTGGCGGCAGAGGAATACCGGGCAACCTGCACCCCCACGACTCTGACGAGCGAGGCCGGGGCCGTGCTGAATCACCCTTCCGTGCGGGATTTTTTCGGGCTGCGCAGGGAGGATGCTCTCTCTTCCTTGCCTGCGGAGCCGACTATTTCGGCAGAGGCATGAAACGGTCCCTGCTCTGGCCTATAGTATGCGCCCGCATGAAGGAAGGACGGCGGGAGCAGATCGTCGCTCTCTATCTGGCCCAGGGTCTTCAGATCCTATGCGAAAACACCGCCCGGCTGTCCGGTGGACGGTATTTGCGCTATTCCCTGCGGCAGCTGCTCAGGGATGGGGGCTATGACGAGGGAGAAGAGCGAATCGAAAGAAGCGCGGAGGCCATCATCGGCTCCATCCGCGCGAAGATAGCACAGAGCGGGGATCAGAAATAAACGAAAGGAGCAATCATATGGACATTTATTCGTTATCGGCGTCCCTGACCCTGGATTCCTCCCAGATGGAAGCAGGGCTGTCCCGATCCCAGTCGGCCTTTGAAGGGCTGGGAGATACGGCGTCGGATATTTGCGACCGCGTGGAGAATGCCTTTTCCGATCTGGCCGCCTCGATGCAGGAGGTGGGCCAGAATATGTGGGAAGGGCTGAAGGAGGGTCTCTCCGACGCTTTGGCGGGCGTGAGAAGCTGGGCCCGAAGCATCGTGGCAGAGGTCAAGGACGTGATGGACATTCACTCCCCGTCCCGGGTCTTTGCCGATATTGGGCGGAACATGGCGGCGGGTATGGAGCAGGGCTGGGAGGACCCCACCCATAATATCCTCAGCGATATTCCCGCTCAGATCGAAAGAGCGGAATCGGTGGCCTTTGACGCTTCCGCCTTGGGGCGTTCCTCGGCTGCGACGGCGGGAAGCGTTCTGGCGGCAGCTGAAAACGCGAGAGGGGATATGACGGTGAATCTGACCCTGGACGGCCGTATTTTGGCGTCGGTGCTGCTGGATCCCCTTATGAAGACCGCCAAGCAAAAGGGGGTGAGTCTCCATGCGTAGGATCACCATATCCGACGGTGAAAAGGAGGTGACCCTTTTATCGGATCTGACCTTTTCCATTCATCCCGAACGGGTGGGAACGGTGGCTACCATGGCTTCCGGCCGAACGGTCATGGACGTGGTAGGCGAAAAGATCACCCTGGAGATCCCCACGGGCTGGATAGGGGCTGAGCAGCTGTCTGTTCTGCGGCAGATGCTTCGCCGCACGCCCTTTCTTACGGTGTCCTACCCGGACGTGGATGGGGACAGAACGGGTCAGTTCTGCTTTGAAAATCCCACCTACAAGGCCTTTCGCTACGGGGAGGATGGGGTGACCCAATGGTACGGCGTGACCCTGCGGGCTACGGAATACGGGGTGCGTGCGGAATGAGAAGCAATAGCACGACGCGAGAGCCCTACGCTCAGGTCCGGGACGTGGATCTGTCCCTATCCTTTTCGGTGAAGGATGAAAACGCCAAAAAAGAAAACACCGTTCTTTCCTGCGCGGATAAGGGCGTGTTTTCCAATCTGAAAACCACGGTGGACAGCGTCTTTGAGGCGGACGGCTCTTATTTGACCCTGGAGAAAAATCTGTGGTGCCTGGACGGCTCCATGGAGGCTCTGGATGAGGAGGAGAGGGGCGAAACGGGCTTTTGGTCCCGCTCCGTTTCCGACGGGGAGGGGCACTTTTCCACTCCCGTCACGGTGCAGTATACCTTTCCCATGTCTATTTCTACCATTGGCTGGGTTCTGTACTTTGATGGAAAGTCCGGCCAGATAGCCACGCGGGTGAAGGTCACCACCTACGACGAAGGGGGAAATCTGTTGCAGTCGGCGGAATTTGACAACCAAAAGCCGACCATGGAGATCTTCTATATCGCCGAGAATTATCGCACGGTGGCCTTTTCCTTTCTGTCCACCTCGGAGCCCTACCGCCGTCTCAGACTGATGGAGGTGGACTTCGGTATGGAAAAGCGCTACGACCGCAACTCTCTCGGAAAGGTGCGCCTTCTTTACGGTGCGGATATCCTGTGCCGGGCGCTACCTGCCAAGGAGCTGACCTTCACCTTTGACAACCGGGACAAGCAGTACAATCTCTTAAACCCCGATGGGGTGTACCAGCACCTGCAGGCGGGGCAGAAGATCGACGTGGCCATTCTCATAAATGGGGAGAAGGTGGATATGGGTCCCTTTTATTTCACCTCCGCAGACGTATCGGGCTCCGCCATCGCTCCCACGGTTACGGCCCACGATAAGCTCTATCTCCTGGAGGGGGATACCTTTGAGGACTCCGACGGCAGCACCACCACCCTTTCGGCGGCGGTGCAGGTGATCCTGGGGCAGGTGGACCAGCCCGTGACCTTTGACGGAGATATTGGGGAGCGAAAGGTGGTCATGGCCATGCCCCGGGGAAAGACCGGGCGGGAATGCTTGCGTCTTTTGGCCCAGGCGGCCATGTGCACGGCATACGTGGATCGGGACGGCGTTCTGCGGTTTTGTAATCTGGCGCTGGCGGCTGAAGAAAACGCGGCTCTGACGGCGGATGAGCTGTATGACTACAGCGGCGTTTCCATTGCGGATCCCGTGGACGGAGTCAAGCTGTACGTCTCGGGAGACTTCGTGCTGGACGAGGCGGGGGAAAAGACCCGCTACACCTTCAAGGCAGGGCAGACCACAGCCGGTAGCCGATGCGTGACCTTTTCCAATCCCTGCGTAGCCCCCGAAAACGGAGACGCCGTGGCCGCGTGGCTTTTGGCGGGGGTACAAAGACGAAAGCACTACAGCGTGCTGAACCGATGCGACCCTGCCGTGGAGATCGGGGATACGCTACGGATCTCCGATATTTTCGACAACCGGGAGACGGCGGTGATCACGGGGCTGGATATTACCTTTGACACCGGTCTCAGCGCTATAACCGAGGGGGTGGGAGCATCAGTGACAGCGTTATTTTACCGGCAGGCTATAAAGCCCTGACGGCTGTATATTCGGACGGAAGTGCAATGGTCAATACGGGGATCACACCCGTTTTGGCCACCCGCATTGAAGCGGACGTGGAGCTGTATCCTCCGGCTGAGGGAACGGAAGCCATTCTTTTTGGCGCCTTGCCCTCCGCAGACTGCAAATACCAGCTGACCTACAGCCCGGAAAAGGGCTTTGGGTGCTTCGCCTCTGCAGCCTCCGTTTACGTGACGGGGGTGGGGGCGGGACGGCTGCAGATCACCTTTAACGGATTTTTGGGTGCGACGATCAACGGAGTGACGTCAGGATTTTTATCCACAGCGGAGTTTTCTGCGGGCAACTTGATTTTGGGCTCTTTCGGACCCTTTACCTCTATGCTGGGGTACGTGGGTGCGGCCATGAAGATCTATTCCTTTGCCATCTACGACAGCTTGAACAGTGACGCAAACCTACTTCGCTATTTCGTTCCCTGTAAGAATGAGGCCGGTACGGTAGGACTGTACGATACGGTGGGGGCGACCTTCTACGAGGGACCCTTCTTGGAAACGGACGAGGAGGACACCCCTGAGGAAGCGCCCGTGCCCTTTACCGTAACGGGTACGGTG